CTTTAATAGTTAGATCTCCTTGAACATCTCTTCTATATATATCTTTCTATATATGAGATACTATACAATCATATTTATTCTTATGTATAGAATGACCATATATCTTGTTATCAACAGGATTTAATTTCAAAGCACTAAAAGGGAATGTAATTATGTTATCTCGAATATTTAACGAATCCACTAAATTAGTATATGTATCTAATGACATGTTATAAGCATGAGCAGCTTCTTCCAATGTATATTACATAGTATTAGATACTTTATACAATCTTTCTTATAAATAATTCTCCATAATATTATCATAACTCCAATTCCTATCAGCAAGTTGTAAACGAAGTTAGGCTAACTTTTTTGAAAATGGGTCTAAACCTATAGAGGTTAAAGACATTGCTGCTAGAATATGAGCTTAACTTGTAGTAACTTTATCACTCTTAGTACTGTTTGTTAATGCAATTTTATCTAATAATCTGACACATATAGGTTTACCTTTAAACAATGTTAAAACTTTAGACAATATACTAATACGTTGAAAATCCTTTTTAGGTGTTTTAACAATAAGACCTAAACCATGTGTGGCTATAACATTGTCCTGGGAAGAAATGGTTTGAACTGCAATCCACATAGCTTAACGATCTTATGATAACAAAAACATTATACCAGTATCATCACCTGCGAAAGAATCTGTAAGATAGTATGAAAGTATTTTTAACATTGGGTGAAATCGTGGGTAATTAATAGTTAAACCATTATATGTGTAGGCTTTAATAGGTAATTCATTAATTAAATTATGGAAACTAAATAAGTTCAGGTTTTTATAAATAGCAAATAAGTGATAGAACCAATTCCTCATTGTCCCAAATAAAGTGGTTCCTAATGTATCACCTGAAAAAGTAGTTCCTCTCATTTATCCTATACCTGATAGAACACAGGTTCGTTTCCCATTAATTTTTTGAGAGATGTCAAATTTAAATTTCATCTTAGTGATAGCTGCATATTGCTAATCAAATTGTTTTTCATTATATGTCATGTGCTAATCCCTGAATTTGATAATACTTTTTTTCAAGCACGCTTTGATAAAAGTTTTGTCAACTGCTAATCTAAATGCTTAATGATTAGTTGCATCGTAAGTACTATAATCAGATTAATATGTATATTTATGTTTTTTCATTTTAAATATTCTTTTGTACATTTTATCTGGAGTTACACCTAAGAAAGAACATGGGTATTTAGCTTTCATATAATTCAATAAATAATAGTTAATTTAACCTAGTCTAGCTCTAATTACATGAGGACCAAATAATAAAACTCTAGGCTTAATTGAATGTCGTGATGATTTACCATCTTTGATACGTATAGGGTGTTGTTCATCTCTTTTGTTCATAACAGTAAATCGTTACTTATTAGGTATATTTTTATCATAAGCTTTTCTATATAACTATTATTTCTTTTTATCAGCATCACCAATTTTATTTAAAAACGCTTATTTGGATTATTCATCACAATGTATGGTAAAACCATTTGCAACCATTTAATCAACAATTTATTAAATGATAAATCCTGTAAAATGAACAAATTCTTCAACTACAATAGGATCAGGAGAAGTTTTAGCACCGCCTTGACGCATGAACAATGATCCTATTAAATTTACTGGACATTATGATGAAGATCCAAATTATAACTTGTCATCAGATTCTTAACTATTTTAAACTTATAACACAACTTTCTTTTAATTTCGACAAGTACAGTAAGCACAGATTGTTTAATAGCTT